ACTATCAACCAAACGGCGTATACTACTTTGGAACTGGCACACTGACAGCAGTAAATAGTTCTGGTGTTGGAGTTGCTACAACCGCAGTTTCATCTCAGGTAGATTGGTTTGGTAACCAGTCAATAACACTTTCTAATAGCACTCTTGAGTGGGAAACTCTTGCACCAAGACCATCAACTTCAGCATATGCTGCAGCAAGAGGAGCAAGATTTGACGAAGTTCACGTCGTTGTATTTGATGATTTAGGAACAGTAACTGGAAACGCTGGAACTATTCTTGAAAAGCACCTGAGCCTCTCTAAGGCAAAGGATGCAGAGTTCTCACTCGGTTCACCATCCTATTGGAGAAAGTATCTCGCAACAAACTCGCAATATGTCTTTGGTGGATCTGAGCCATCTGGCACAGTTTCAAGTGGTTTCTCAACAGTTGGTGGATACCTAGCAGCAACAGATGATGCATGGGATCAGGACGCTGACGGTGCAACCTTTAAAGTTGCAGGTTCAACTGTTCTAACATTAGCAAATGGTAAAAACTATGGTGGAACCACTGGCATCACATCAACTGGAGCATTTACTCCTGGATTGAGTGATATCATTAGTGGATACTCCTTATTTGAAAACACAGAGAACTATGAAGTTGATTTCATTTTAATGGGATCGGCAAACTATCCAAAAGAGACTGCACAGGCACTTGCTAATAAGTGTATTGCTGTTGCAGAAGCGAGAAAAGATGCTTTAGCATTCATTTCACCATACAGACAGGCATTCTTAAATGACTCTTCTGTAGGAACTGTGACCGTAAACAGCGATGAAACTATCACCGACAACGTGATCGGTTTCTACGCACCTATCACTTCAACCACCTATGGTGTATTTGATAGTGGTTATAAGTACATGTACGATAGATTCAATGATGTGTTCAGATATGTTCCATTGAATGGAGACATTGCTGGCACCTGTGCAAGAAATGACATTAACAACTTCCCATGGTTCTCACCAGCAGGAACTTCTAGAGGTGCAATTCTTAACGCAGTAAAACTTTCCTACAACCCAACCAAACTTCAAAGAGATAAACTCTATTCGAATAGAATTAACCCCGTTATCTTCTCACCTGGTGACGGAATCGTTCTATTTGGTGATAAGACTGGTTTTGGTAAGTCTTCAGCATTTGATAGAATCAACGTTCGTCGTTTGTTCATCTATCTTGAAAATGCTATTGCAGCAGCTGCTAAGGATCAACTCTTCGAGTTTAATGATGAGATCACCAGAACAAACTTTGTAAATATCATTGAACCATTCCTCCGTGATGTTCAGTCCAAGAGAGGAATCTTTGACTACGTTGTTATTTGTGATGAGACCAATAACACTGCTGCTGTTATTGATAACAACGAATTTGTTGCTGATATTTACGTCAAACCAACAAGAAGCATCAACTTCATCGGTCTGACCTTTGTTGCCACTAGAACTGGCGTATCTTTTGAAGAAGTCATCGGTAACGTTTAATCAAACTTAGAGGTTTAAAGAACAATGGCAACTAGAAATCAACTTAATCCACCCCCACTAAGAAAGATTACTGACTTCAAAAGCAAACTGACTGGTGGCGGCGCTCGCCCCAATCTGTTTGAAGTCGTAATGACTTTCCCAGATGCTGCCCAACCAGGATCTGTTGTCCTGGATAAGATTAGATTCTTAGCAAAGGCAGCAAACCTCCCAGCTTCAAACGTTGCTCAGATTGAAGTTCCTTTTAGAGGAAGAATCCTTAAGATTGCTGGCGATCGTTCGTTTGAAACCTGGACAGTTACCGTTATTAACGACACTGACTTTTCAATCCGTTCCGCATTTGAGAACTGGATGAATAAGATGAACAGAGTTTCCGATAATACTGGTCTTACCAATCCAGCAGATTATCAGTCTGATGCTTTTGTTTATCAGTTAGATCGTAATGGTGGAACACTCAGACAGTACCACTTCTATGATGTTTTCCCAACTTCAGTAACCCCAATTGAACTTTCATATGATGCACAAGGTATTGAAGAATTCCAAGTCGAACTCCAAGTTCAGTGGTGGGAAGCAGTCAAGGGTAACGCCGAAAATGCTGGCGGCGACGACATCAACTAAATAGTAAAATAATAAGAGTTTAACTTTATAATATGGCAAAACTTTTTGGTTTTTCTATTGAGGATTCAAATCCAAAATCACCTTCAGTAGTATCCCCCGTTCCTCAAACCAATGAGGACGGGGTTGATAACTATATTGCTAGTGGATTTTACGGACAATATTTAGATATTGAAGGTGTTTATAGAACTGAACATGATTTAATTAAAAGATATCGTGAAATGGCACTTCATCCAGAGTGTGATGGTGCTATTGAAGATGTTGTTAATGAAGCAATTGTAAGTGATCTTTACGATTCACCTGTTGAGATTGAATTATCGAATCTTAATGCTAGTGAAAGACTTAAGAAAGTTATTAGAGAAGAATTCAAATATTTAAAAGAAATTATGGACTTCGATAAGAAGTCTCATGAAATTTTTAGAAATTGGTATGTTGATGGACGACTTTATTATTTGAAAGTCATTGATGTAAAAAAACCTGAAGAAGGGATCAAAGAACTTAGATATATTGATCCTATGAAAATGAAATTTGTTCGCCAAGAAAAGAAGGCAAACAAAAGAGATTTTATCACCGTAACACGAGCAACTGAAAATTCTGTAGTTTCTCCAGAAATTGAAGAGTACTTTGTATATACGCAGACTCCAAATTATCCAACAGGTACTTTTGGAAGTGGATCTGCACAAAAGGGATCTATTAAAATTGCTAAAGATTCCGTTACATATTGCACTTCTGGTTTAGTAGATAGAAACAAGGGAACAGTATTGTCTTATATGCATAAGGCAATCAAAGCACTCAATCAACTGAGAATGATTGAAGATTCCTTGGTTATCTATCGTTTGTCAAGAGCACCAGAACGTAGAATTTTCTATATTGATGTTGGCAATCTTCCAAAAGTAAAAGCAGAGCAATACCTCAAAGAGGTTATGTCTCGCTATAGAAATAAACTGGTCTATAACGCACAAACTGGCGAAGTTCGTGATGACCGCAAGTTTATGAGTATGCTTGAGGATTTCTGGCTTCCAAGAAGAGAAGGTGGTCGTGGTACGGAAATCACTACACTTCCTGGCGGACAAAATTTAGGAGAGCTTGCTGATATTGAGTATTTCCAAAAGAAACTCTATAGAGCACTTGGAGTTCCTGAATCAAGAATTGCTGCAGATGGTGGTTTCAACCTTGGTCGTTCTTCTGAGATTCTGAGAGACGAACTTAAGTTTGCTAAGTTTGTTGGTCGTCTGAGAAAGCGTTTTGCAAACATGTTTAACGACATGCTTAAGACGCAATTGATTCTTAAAAATATTGTAACCCCAGAAGACTGGGAAACGATGAGTGATCATATTCAATATGATTTCCTCTATGATAACCAGTTTGCAGAACTTAAAGAATCTGAGTTGGTCAATAATAGACTTGCAACTCTGGCAACAATTGAGCCATTTATTGGAAAATACTATTCTACAGAATATGTAAGAAAGAGAATTCTTCGCCAGACAGATTCCGAAATTATTGAAATTGATATGCAAATTGAAGATGAGATACAAAAAGGAATTATTCCAGATCCATCTCAAGTTGATCCTATTACTGGAGAACCTCTACCACAAGCAGGTGTAGAAATGGGAGTTGATGGAACTGGTCAAGATGTAATGGGAATGGGTGAAGTTCCAACAGAACCAGATCTTGAAGCACAAGCAGCAGCAACTGATGCTCAGATGCAAAAGGACACCAAAAAGGCTGAGATATAAATAAAAGATATAACACATTCATTTTATGGAAAATATTATAGATCTGATTGCGACTGATGCTTCTCCAAGTGAAATTAGAGACAGCATCAAAACTGCGTTATTCTCTAAAGCTGCTGAAAAAATTGAACTTGCTAGACCATACGTAGCAAATACTATGTTTGGTGAGCAGGAAGTTGAAGTTGAAGATGAAATTGATCAAGAATCACAAGAGAATCAAGAATAATGACTAGGACTTTACTTTTAGCAAATGAAATATCAGTACCAGGAACTACTGGTGCGGCAACTAGTTTCACCAATGCAACTGTTGTACGTCTTGTGAATAATAATAGCTCTGCTGCTGTCGTATCAGTTGTTGAAACTCAGGGTGGAACAGGTGTTGGTTCCTTTACCATGCCTGGAAACTCTGTGGAGTTTTTAGAAAAACAAGCATCATACTGTGTATTTGCAGTTGGTGGCACAGTTTTAGGTGCAAAAGTAGGATTCACAGGTTAATCAAATGAAACTAATCACAGAAGAAATTTCAAAAGTAGAATTTATCACCGAAGGTAAAGGAAGTACTAAAAAGTCCTATATCAAGGGTATTTTCTTACAGGCAGAACAAGTAAATCGTAACGGTAGAATGTATCCTCTTTCTATTATGGAAAGAGAAGTCAATCGTTACTACGATAACTTTGTTTGCAAGGGTCGTGCTCTTGGTGAACTCGGTCACCCAGATGGACCTACCGTAAATCTTGATAGAGTTTCACATAAAATTTGTGAACTTTATAGAGATGGAAATAACTTCATTGGTAAAGCTCAACTTCTTGAGACTCCGATGGGTAAAATTGCCTCATCTCTTATTAAAGAGGGTGTTTGCCTTGGTGTTTCTTCTCGTGGTGTTGGTTCACTCAAGATGACCAATGAAGGTCATAAAGTTGTCGGTGAAGATTTCATGTTAGCAACTGCTGCTGATATTGTTGCCGATCCTTCTGCTCCTGATGCTTTTGTTCAGGGAATTATGGAAGGTAAAGAGTGGGTTTGGGAAGGTGGTATCCTTCGTGAACAACTTGCACAAACCACTCAAAAGAGAATTAATACTCTCGTCGATCAAAGAAGACTTGAAGAACATAAGTTGAATCTTTTCAACGAATTCCTCTCAAATCTTTAATTTATAAATAAATATAGATTATACAAGAATCTAAACAAAAATGTCCGTTGGTAGCAATTTACAAGAAATGGAAAACGTAGTAACCAAAGGGGCTGCTCCT